GTCCAATCGCCCCTTAAAAAAAATTACCAAGTGTTCCCTGAACTCATGTTATAGGGAAGTGAAAGGAAAACTTGTCAAGCACAAAAGTGACAAATGCTTGATTTATTTTTAGAAAAGTTCTTAAAAGGGCCGATGAGATTGAAAGACCCTCTGGCTATGAGTGTGGCTGCGGCTGCGGATAAGGGGAGAAACTTCTTGGAAAGGCGTGACCCTGCTATGGCGGCGCGTGTCTTGGAGATGCTGGCTGATGGAAATAGCTTTAGGGAGATAAAGAAGGAAACCAATTTGGATTGGGAGACGGTGAGTAGGTTGAAGGCTAGGCATTCGATGGTGTTGGAGGAGCGTAGGAAGCAATTGGCGCAAGATGCTTTGGATGTGGCTGAGGGGTTGAGGCTTCTTCAGAAGGAGAAGATGAGGATGTTGGCTGAAGACCCTGAGCAATTGGCGCGCACTAACATCAGGGATTTGGCCATTCCGTGGGGTATAGCGAATGACAAGTTCATGGCGGCAATGGGGGAGAACAAAGTGACCATTGAGCACAAGACTGCGGCTCCTAGCTTGGAGGATGCTATGAAGGCGATTGAGGAGGCTAGGGCTAAACTTAAGGCTAGTTCTGTGGAGGTTATTACGAAGGACGTAACTCCGTGAGTTTGGTCTGGGAGAGGCATGAAGTTCTTAAGCCGCCGACCGATGCGGAGTTAGCGGCTATGTCCCCAGAGGACGTTCTCAAGCTCCATGAGGTTTACCATTCGGCCATCGCGAATAGCAAACGCGACCCCTATCGGTATGGGTGGAAGCTCCCCCATTGGAAAGATGCAGAAGAGCTATTGTCTACACATTCGGAACTTTTGGTAAGTGGTGGCAATAGGTCCGGCAAGACAAGCTGGGCGGCTCACGCCGTAGTTAAGGCGGCAATTGAGAACCCACAGTCAGTTGTGATGTGCTTTGCCCAGAATGCGGATGTGTCCATCCGTCAGCAGCAGAGTGCCGTATACGATGCGTTGCCTGAGGAGTATAGGGTGAAGGTGTTAGGTACGGAAGAGAACGTGTCCTATACGCGAAAGAACGGCTTTAGTAAGGCGTCTCTAATTCTTCCGGGCAGTAAGAGTTCCATCATCTTTAAGACTTATGCCCAGTTCCTCAACAATGACACTATTTTGGAAGGTGCTGAGTTGGGTTGCCGCGACCCTAAGTGGATTAACATTGGGGCTTGGTGTGATGAATATCTTGTCGGACCAGAGCTTCTGGCCACTCTTAGGTTTAGGCTTGCTACTCGGAACAGTAAGCTGGTGGTCACTTTCACGCCTATCGACGGCTACACCGAAGTTGTTCGAGACTACGTTCAGGGAGCGGAAACACTACGAAGCAAGCCAGCCGTACTCTTGGGCGGTAGAGCGGTTCCTTACCTACAACGATCAAAGAACCGAGACGCGGGCATCATTTACTTTCATTCCTCCGACAACCCGTTCGGTGGATATGAGCGCATCGCTAAAGACCTCAGTGGACGGCCAGAGCCTGAAATCCTAACCCGAGCTTATGGCATCGCCACCAAGTCGATGTCCACTAAGTTCCCCAACTTCTCTCGGGAGATTAATGTCGTCCCGCATGAGAAGATAGATTTGAAGGGTAAGACCAAGTACATGATCTTGGACCCTGCTGGTCGCAAGAATTGGTTCATGGCTTGGGTGGCTATTGACGAGTCAGAGACTTGGTGGGTCTATCGCGAATGGCCCGACGTTAATGTGGGTGATTGGGCCAGATGGCATGGGGGCAAATGGACTGGAGGAGAAGGCTCCAAAGGTCTGGGCTATGGAATAAAAGACTACGTCGAGTTAATTACCAGCATGGAGTCTGAAACCAAAGACACCATCTTTGAGCGTTTGATTGACCCCCGTCTAGGCGCGGCCAAATACCAGACACAAGACGGCGCATCGTCAATTATAGAAGACTTAGCGGACAATGGGCTAACTTTTATCCCAGCTCCCGGAGTGGACATTGAGGATGGTCTACAAGCCCTACAGAGCAAGATGGCTTACAATAGGAAGTTTCCGATTGACTCTGTAAACAGACCTCACTTTTACATATCGGAAAGATGCCAGAACATCATCTCAGCCTTACAGGAGTACACCGCCGAAGGCGGGCAGGATGAGGCGTGGAAAGACCCGATAGACGTTATTCGCTATTTAGCTGTTAGTCCCGCTTGCTACATAAGTGAGGACACGATGAGAACAACCAAAACTAATAGGGGTGGCTATTGAAGAAGTCAAAGAAAGTTGAAAAGGTGGAGCCCACTTCACCAGTTCAGGAAACAACCTTTAGGGTGAAGGTTTTGCAACAGGCCAAGAATCCCCAGTGGATTTATTGTCAGGCTCTCCATCAGGACATGGGTAAGCTTCCTGTTGTTATTCCCCGCCGTCTAACCAATAAGCTTGTTGGCAAGCAAGTTCTTGTGGAAGCCATTACGGACAACGTAGGCACCACCTATCGTTATGTCCAAGACCAACCCCATTGATGACACCACCAATAATCGGTGGCTCATCCAGCATTCTGATAGGCTGATTAGGTATGAGTATGAGCAGCGGTTAAAGGGGAAAATTACGGAAGAAATGTTTCCTGATGAGCTTGCGGATCGAATTGGCCGCACGCAGGAGTACGTTTGTGGTATTATAAAGAACGCAATCTCCCGCGCCAAATCATGCTCCAAACCAAGCAACAGCAAGCCCTAACTTTCGTTGACGATGACGGTCCCGATGTTGTTGCGCTTGTCGGCGCATACAATCGTACCCTGACAGAACTCTCCACCTACTTCGATCAGTGTGTAAGTAGCTCTGACGGGCGGCGTTGTTACTGGCCGGGAAAGTCTTCTGATTTGCGTAAGCATGGGGCTGATGCGTTTCCGTGGGATGGGGCGTCGGATACGGAAGCTCGGTTGATTGATGAGCGTATAAATAACTACGTCTCCATCTTCATGGCGGCTTTGGAACGAGCCAACATCCGAGCCTATCCGGTTGAGATGTCTGATTCGGGACGGGCTAGGGTGGTTAGCGCGTTCATCAAGTGGATGCGTTCGTCCTACATCCAGAGGTTTCGTCAGGAGATGGAGCTTGCAGCCAACTACTTCCTAGAGCGTGGGCTGATGATCACCTACGTTGGGTGGGAACGGATGGAGAAGAAGTATCTCCAGAAGATTGATTTGCAGCAGATTGCCGCCAACTCGCCTGAACTGGCCAAGCTCATCATTGAGGGCCAGAACGATGAGGACATCATCAAGATGTTGAAGGCCGTCTACCCTGATCTGATTGATAAGAAGGCCAAGAAGGCTTTGAAAGACCTGCGGGATAAGGGAGTGGGGGAAATCCCTGTAAGCCGTCTTTCAGTTGATAGACCCTTTGTCCAAACCTGCGCTCCTGATGGGGATGTGTTCTTCCCGTCCTACTGCATTGATCCGCAGCGTGCGCCGTTCGTCTTCTATCGCACCTTTCTTTCGGTACAGGAGGTCTTGTCCCGTGCGGCTTCCGATGGGTGGGATATGGAGTGGTGTGAGTATGTGGTGAAGCACTGCCGTGGGGTGAACACCTACAATCTGGAGAACGTCTACGGCACCCGTGGAAACTCTTACGCCCGTTACCGTCAGCAGTATGACGCTACGGAACTTGTGGAAATCATCTACGGCTTCAATCGCCTGATTGATGCGGAAGATGGTTCTGAGGGCATTTACGTTACAGTGTTCAATCCCAAGTTCACTGGTCAGGGCGGCATCAAGCCCTACGCCAAGTATGAGCTTCTGAATGGATACAACGACTATCCGTTTGTTGTCACCCGTCTGTCGGAAGACAGCAAACGATTGTACGAAGTTCAAACCTTCACGGACATTCTGAAGGGTCCGCAGGATCAGGTGAAGGCTGAACGCGACAGCCGTATTGATCGTAATAGTCTGGCTACCCTACCTCCCATCATGCACCAGCCGGGCAATCCCCCGACTGATTGGGGACCGGGACGCTTCATCCCTGTACGTCGGGCGGGAGAGATAAGTTTTGGACCTACCCCTCCCTACAATCCGGGATCGGTGGAGATGGAGAAGACAATGATTGAGGCGGCTGACAACATTGTCGGTCTTAATGCCAACAATCCCGTAAGCCAGATTCGCCAGCAGTTTCTGGTTAATAAGTTCCTCCATCACGCTCAGGAGGTTCTGAAGGCTTGCTTCAAGTCCTATCAGAGGTTTGGCCCTGAGCAGATGTTCTTCCGCGTGACGGGAGTGGCTGATCCGATGCGGTTTGATAAGGGCAATCCCGATGAGGACTTTGACATCAAGATTAGCTTTGATGTGCTGAACAACGATCCCGAAACCGTTGAGAACCGTCTTGGCCAGTTTGTCAGTCTGTTGCAACTAGACCGCAATGGTCGTATTAATGTGGACGCGCTGCTTGAAATGAGCGCGACGCAGATTGATCCCATCATGGCTGATGCCTTCCTGCAACCCGCTGAACAGGCTCAACAGCAGGTGGTAAAGATGGTGACGGAAGACTTGTCCAAGATTTACGCTGGCATTGAGGTGGGTGCTCGTCCCAATGGGGCGCAGATTGCGTTGGAGGTTGTACGTCAGTACGTCAGCCAGCCTGATGTTATGGGTCGTCTCCAGCAGGATGAAGCCTTCCGCACCCGTCTGGACAAGTACACGGCCCAATATCAATTTGCATTGACTCAGCAGCAGAACGCTGAGATTGGTCGTTTGGGTACAGCCCCCGCCCAGATGGGTGGAGTGGAAACCCAAACCATCAATCAATGAACTTATTCGGAACCAAGAAGCATCCCCTAGAAGAACAGATTAGGTTTCTGGGGGAAAGGGAGCAGTTTCTGGACTTTCTTGATTGGGTTCAGGCTGGGAAGGAACTAGCCATCTCCAGCCTTCAACGTGCGCCGGATGGCCGTATCCGTGAGATTAGCGGCAAGATACAGGTGTACGATGAGATTCTTACGCTGTGCAACTATCAAGACCTGCTCATAAAGAGAGGTATGCGTAAGATGAGCGGATTGCCGGTTTAACTTCTGGATGCCTTACAATACGGGCTTCGCAATGCCCGTGGCGTAAAGACGGCATCCATAATGTCAAACGAAGTCCAATCGGCTAACGCAGGAGCCGACCAAAAACCTGTGGCTAAGAACATATCAAATAGCGAGCTCATCGCTATGCGGTATAAGGCTATGACGGAGGCTATGAAGGTGCCAAATTCGCCTGAAGAGCCGAAGGAAGAGCCTAAAGAGGTGGTTCCCGACGAGCCAGAAGTACCTAAGGAGGAGGCACGGCAAGAAGAGCCCCAGCCAAGTCCTGAGGAACCAAAGCCCGAAGAGGAACAAAAGGTTCTTTCAAAGGATTACGATTTGGAATCCATGAGTGAATCGGAGCTTAAGGAGCTTGCACAGAAGCTCGGTAGCAAAGCTGTCGCCCGATTTGGGGAATTGACGGCTAAACGTAAGGCTGCTGAGGAACAAGTGTCTGCTCTGAAAGCAGAGATTGCCAAGCGTGAGGAATCCTCATTTGAGGCGAAGGTTAGCAATAACCCGTACGCCAACATCAACTCAAAGGAAGACCTTGATGCAAAATATCAAGAGCTTACGGAGGTGATGGAATGGGCTGAGGAGCGGCTCGACAGGGCCGAAGACCTAGCTGCCGAAGACGTTGTGACGAACGAAAACGGCAGGGAATACACCAAGCGCGAACTCAGGGAGGTTGTTAAGCGTGCGCGAAAGGCTAGGGATGTCTATATTCCCGATCAGGGAAAGCAGATTCAACTGGCCAAAAATCGCGCAGAGCTAAAACAAGCTCTGGGTGAGAAAGCTAAAACAGAGCTTTCTTGGCTACAGGGAGAAGACAATGATGTCCGCAAGCAGTATGAAGTGTTGATTAGTGACCCCAAGTTGAAAGCTGTAGAAAAGGCATTGCCCGACTTGGCACCTCAACTACCCTACCTGCTTGCCCATGCGGCTAATAGCCTGTATGCGCGTCGTCCTGCTGAGACAAAGCCAGCAGCCCGACTATCTCCCCCGAGTCCTGTGGTTTCTCAAGGCGCAGAATCCTCAAAGCCTGAGACCCGTCAGTCGAAGGCCCTGAACGACCTTTCCACCCGCTTTAACAAGAGCGGGAGTTATAAGGACTTCAAAGCTATCCGTGCTCTTCAACATTCTAAATTCTAACTATCATGGCTTTTTCAGCTACCTACAATAAAACCAATGGCACGAATGCTTCGGCCATTTCCAACCGTGAAGACCTCACGGACGTTCTGACCATTCTGGCTCCTGAGGAGACTCCGGTTCTTTCTCTGGCCGCCAAGAGCAAAGCTACCGCCACCTTCAATGAGCGGACGGTTGATGCGCTCGCCACTCCGTCTACCACTGGTATTCAGGAAGGCGCGGTCATCTCGACCTACACGGACAAGTTTGCTACCCGTGCGCGTCTTGGTAACTACATCCAGTTGTTCCGGCGTGACTACATGGTCAGCCAGCTTCAACAGGCTGTTGAGCCCGTTGGTCCGGCTCGTCACGCTGAGGCTGAGGCCAAGTCCATCCGCAAACTGAAGCGTGACGTTAAGAAGACCA